TCACACTAAGCAGGTTAAAGCTGCTGCTGTGTTAAACAATGCGTTTAATTCAAGCTTCACTGGTGGAGATGGTGTAGAGCTTTGTTCTACAGCGCACCCACTTGGTGCAGGTGGTACATTTGCAAACGAACCATCAACTGCAGCTGATCTTAACGAAACATCGTTAGAAAATGCTTTGATTGATATTTCAACTTTTGTAGATGAAAGAAATATGATTATTGCCCTTCGTGGAGCAAAAATGATAATTCCACCTCAGTTGCAATTCATTGCAGATCGTTTGCTAGAATCGACTTTACGTCCTAGCACTGCTGATAATGACATCAACGCAGTAAAGAATATGGGAATGGTTCCAGAGGGTTACACAGTTAACCACTTCTTAACAGACCCTGATGCGTTCTTTATTAAAACAGACGCTCCAAATGGATTTAAACACTTTGAGCGTTCACCCATGCGTACAAACATGGAAGCTGACTTTGATACAGGTAACATGAGATTTAAAGCTCGTGAGCGTTACTCGTTTGGATTCAGTGATCCTCGTTGTGTATATGGGTCACCAGGAGCTTAATTGCTTTTGTGAATTAATTAAAAAGGCGGCTTCAAGTCGCCTTTTTTTAACTTAATTAGGAGAAAATTATGGATTGGATTAAAGGAAGATTAAAAGAGCCTTCAAGTTATGGAGCTGCGGCTGTCGTTGGTGTTGGTTTAGGCATTTTACTAACACTGCCAATATTAACGTGGGCAGGTATAGTTTGTGCTATATTTGGTTTAGTTCTTAAAGAAAAATCAAGCGAATAAAAGAGTCTTTCTTTTTGTTAAAAGGTGGTGTATCGTAAAGATACCTTGACAATCGCATTGGGCGATTGACATTTGCCAAGACAAGGAGATTGATATGGCTAATACAACATTTAGCGGTCCAGTCCGCTCTGAAACCACACTTAAAACGATAAGCAAGGATTCTACTACTGGAACAATTACAGAGGTTACCACAATCGGTGATGGCCCTGTAAGTCTTTCAGATGGTAACGTAACCTTAACTAACGCCACTCATAGTGGAAGAGTTTTGCTTGTTCCAGATGGTGGTCAAGATAATACTTATACATTACCAGCGCCAATTGCTGGATCTGTTTTTAGATTTGTTTATGCAGGTGGTGCGGCTGATGCAACAGATGCGATAATTGTCACACCAGGCAATACTAATTTTTATGTTGGTGGAGTAACATTTTTAGACACTGATAATGAAGTAAGTGCAGTATTTTCTGATGGTAACTCAAATAGCAGTATTCAATTAAATGTCCCTGCTGGGTTTGATGTTACAATTATTGGTAAAGATTCTACAAACTATCAAATCTTTGGAACTGTTACAGGTGCAACTGCACCTGCGTTTGCCGACCAGTAATAAAAGGTTCTAATTAAGGTAGGGGGAAACCCCTACCGTTTTTATAAAGGAGAAATAAATGGCTGATGCTGTAGCGACGCAGACACTTATAGATGGTGATAAAAAAGTAGTTCAAAAATTTACTAATATTTCTGATGGCTCTGGTGAATCTGCGGTTGTTAAAGTTGATGTAAGTGCTTTAGCTACAAATTCTCGTGGCGATGCTTGTACAGGTGTTGTCATAGAGAAAATATGGTGGCAGTGCATTGGAATGAAGGTTCAAATACTTTGGAATGCTTCAACTAATGTTTTTTGTATTGAACTAGGTGAAAACCAAAGTGGTAATCATGATTACACTAATTTTGGTGGCTTGCCTAACAATGCTGGTAGTGGAAAAGATGGAGATGTTCTTTTCACAACTATAGGTCATACCAGTGCAGATACCTATACAGTAATTATGTCTATGCGGAAAGAGTATGGCTAAATCTAAAAAAGGCGAAATGCCTAAACGTAATAAGAAAAATTTCCGTCCCACAAAGTCTGGGGCGGGAATGACAAAAGCTGGTGTTAAAGCTTATCGAAGAAAAAACCCTGGTAGCAAGTTAAAAACGGCTGTTACTGGTAAAGTAAAGCCCGGAAGTAAAGCGGCTAAAAGACGTAAGTCATATTGCGCTCGATCCGCAGGTCAAATGAAAAAGTTTCCAAAAGCGGCCAAAGATCCTAATAGTCGTTTGCGTCAAGCTCGTAAAAGATGGAAGTGTTAAATGGCAATAAGTCGTAGTAAAATGAAAAAACAAGTTACTAAGCCACCTCAAAAAAAAGATGATATGCCTAGAGGTTTAACTTATTTTAGAAAGGGTGGAGCCGCTTCAAAAAAATCTAAAGGTAGTAAAATATGCCCTTCTGGAAAAGCATGGGCTAAAAGAACATTTGACACATATCCAAGCGCTTATGCAAATATGGCGGCTTCTAAATACTGCAAAGACCCTAATTACGCTAAAGGCGCAAAGGGCAAGAAAAAGAAGAAAAGCTAATGGGTGCGCTTAAAGATTGGGTAGATCAAGATTGGGTTAGGATTGGTACTGACGGTTCTATAAAAGGCCCTTGTGGTACGTCTAAGGACAAGAAAAACCCTGATCGCTGTTTGCCTCGCAGTAAAGCGCAAAGTCTTTCTAAAGCAGAACGTGCTAAAACTGCTCGTAAAAAGAAACGTGCAGGAGCAAAAGGAAAAACTGTAGTTTCCAACACTAAAAAAGCAAAAGTTCGCAATATGAACAATGGTGGTGTTGTTGAAACAAAGTCTAAACGTAAATTTAATGGCAAAACTATACCAAAAACTGCTGTTGCAAGAGGTTGTGGTAAAGTAATGTCTAATCGAAGAAAGCGCACAAAAGGCGCTGTAAGCCAATCATAAGGAGTATATCATGGCTATGAAGAAAAAAGGAAACAGGACTGGTGGCAAAATTCGTCGTATGTCTAAAGGTGGAGCAGCGGGCGGTAAGAAAGTTCGTCGTATGTCCAAAGGTGGGGCTGCTGGTGGTAAAAAAGTTCGTCGCATGACAAAAGGCGGTGCGGCTGGCGGTAAAAAATCACTTACAGCAGCAAGAGCAGTTCTTCCTTCTGGTTATAAAATAGTTAAAAAATAAAGTATGGCTTATTTGCACAGCAATATACCTTATTTTAAAGCATGGGTTCGTCGTGAATACACTCACAACCATGAAAATTATCACGGCGAATTTCTTCATGCTATGGTTATTGGTGTGACAACAATACCGAATAGATGTTTAAGTTTTCAGGTTATATTCACTGGAAATGAGGCTGAAGGAGAAAAAGAAGACACAGTACATGGTGGTGCTATGTGGGCGCGTATGCCCATAACTGCGCTTGTTGGTGATATTCCTTTAGAAGAATGGCCTGAGCCAATGGAAACATACGATGCACAACCTTGGGATTGTGCCTCTCATTATAACTCTGTTTATGTTATGGATAGAACTACTCCTTGCCCTTGGATGGCTAAAATAGATGGTCAAATGTATCCTGCAAAATATTTATTTACTGTAGACTACACTGAATCAGAAATAGCAGATGACCCAGCGCAACATAAACAAAACCATGTACTTCAGCTATTAGATGCTGGGGAATGGACAGGTAATGTTGTTGCGTTACCTAATAATCGTGTGCGTGTAACTCACCCTGCTTGGTTTCAAATTGGAGAAGGCGCTCCTGATTTTAAACCATCTCAACATATACACTATTCAAAAAGTGATTTAGACTATACACTAGATGTTAACAAGGTTTTCGATAACCTTTATAACGAGGAATAACATGACTGTATCAGGATCCAAAAATTTTGAATTAGACGTAGCAGATTATATTGAAGAAGCTTTTGAACGTTGTGGTTTAGAAGTTAGAACTGGTTATGATTTAAAAACTGCTAAACGCTCTATGAACCTTTTATTCGCTGATTGGGCTAACAGAGGTATCAATCAATGGACGATTGCACAAAGAAGTTTTACTGTTACAAGCAATGATGGTCAGTATGATTTAAGTGCCGATGTAATAGATATTTTATCTTTAGTAATACAAAGAGATAGCACAGATTATTCTTTAGATAGAATAAGTAGAGATGCTTATTTAAATATTCCTACAAAATCTACTCAAAGCAGACCTACCCAATATTTTTTAGATAGGCAAATAACACCAAATTTAAAATTGTGGCCTTTGCCAGATAATAGCACAGATGTTATATATTACGATGCTTTAATTCGTTTAGACGATGCAGATACATTCGTAAATACTGTTCAAGTTCCTTTTAGATTTTATCCAGCGTTAGCAGCTGGCTTGGCTTATTATATAGCGGTTAAAAAGGCTCCTGATAGAATACCTTTATTAAAACCAATGTACGAAGAGGAACTAGGTAGAGCCATGGATGAAGATAGAGATAGATCTTCTTTTCAAGTCTCACCTCAACTGAGAAGTTATAGATATGTCTAAGTATGCCTCAGATAAACGAGCATACGGTATATCAGACCGTTCTGGCTTCAGATACAGACTTAAAGATATGCGTAAAGAATGGACAGGTTTACTTGTTGGAAAAGATGAGTGGGAATCTAAACATCCTCAATTAGAACCAATTAGAACAAGGCCAGATCCTCAAGCTTTAAGAAATCCAAGACCAGAACAAAATTTAACTGAACAAAGATCATTACAGTATGGGTTTGATCCTGTTGGTTTTTTAGATATACCAGGAATAACTCCAGACAATAATTTAGTTTCTACTGGATCAGTAGGAGAGGTTACGGTGACAACAACATGAGTTTTACATTTACAACATTAAGAGAAGCAGTGCAAAATTACACTCAAAACAATGAAACATCTTTTATTGCTAATATGGGTACTTTTGTAGAATTATCTGAAGAACGTATTTTAAAATCTATTCAATTAAATGTTTTTAAGAAAAACGCAGCAGGTGCTATGACTTCAGGAAATCAATATTTAGCTGTTCCTAGTGATTTTTTAGCACCTTTTTCTTTAAGCATTACAAATAGCAGTAGTTTTGAGTTTTTAATGTTTAAAGATTTAGATTTTGTTGAAAGTTATAATCCAAATCCAGCAACAACTGGTACGCCAAAATATTATGCACAATTTGATGTTGATAATTTTCTCATTGGGCCAACACCTGATAGTTCTTATGTTT